ACTGATCCTAAGTACATTGGCATTAATTGGTTCGGATCATTACCGGTTGAAGGGTCTGTATTTGGATCATGGACAACAATTTCACCTGATCCGTTAGAATCAATTATCCTTGCCTGAGTGTTGATCGAATCTGCTGTGGCGTAAGCAATATTGGAATTTTGAGTTTGCTGATTGACTGCCTGATCGACTGTCAACTTTTCATCCCATACAAATACTTGGCCTGAGAAGGGTGTGTAATTTGCATTGTCAATTCCATTGTCTTCAATCAACTTTGTCAGAAGGTCGAATGATCCGTATGTATTGAGGCAAATATCTAACAGACTTTGCCCTGTGACTGCTTTATACTGTAACATTTGGCGTAATTATTAATTGTCCGTTTGCATCAAAACTAACACTTGGTCTGCAACTATATCCATCGGAAATAAGCTGTAATTTCATTGTTCTGGATAGTTCTTGCTGAACTCCCCTGCCTTTGAGATACCTGAAGATTGATACACCGTCAGTTGGGTTTTCTTTCCACCATCCCTGACTTGCATTTATCGTGTCAATAACGTGTTGAGTGTCAGACTCAACCAGAACAAGATCATTGTTCGATACTACAATGTCATTGTCGTTCAGTTGTAAATCATGTCTAGCTGCCATGTGTTATTTTCGTATTTTCAAGTTCAGAAACTTTTGTTTTGGACAGGCTTTTACTTGACCATTGAGTTGACAGTACCTTCAAAGCAAGGGCACCATCTGCCGGTGTAACAACCCATGATGCAAATGCCTGTTTCAGCGTATTCATATCCTGTTCAATGGTGTTCATTTTCTTGACAAGTTCTTCGATCTTTATCAGGCCACCAAACGAACCATCATTGAATTTGATCTTGGTCTTGGCATCAATGGTAATATTTTCAATTTCGGAATACTGGCAAACAAAGGCTTCCAGATTGGCAGAAAATATGATCTTCACAGAACTGCCAACAACCGGCTCAATCAACAATCCATCATCAACGACTGCCATTAGTTTTACTGTGTTCAGTTGATATTCTGTATGTCCGGCAATAACCGTACACGAACAGATTCTTCTTGGTACGTCCACCGAGTTGACTTCTGCATCAACGTATGTGACCGGATCAACTTTATGCTGTCCGGTCATTTTGATGATTGCTTCTATAATTGCCCTGTCGCTCATATCGTTATTTTATAATCAAGCTGTACGACCTGCCTTAATCCATTGACTCCACCAGAATACTCCACACTTTTTACCTTGTAAACTCCATTCCTTTCTGGCAAAATATCATCTTGGATTTCAGCATTGTCACCCATTTTTACAAACGGTATTCCAAATGTAGTAAATTTACCTTTGAATCCTGAGTAATAATATTTCCTCAATTCTGCTACTGCTAATTGCTTCAATTCGTCAAGCGACTTGGCAAATGGATAGGGAAGTGTCATTCGTTCTCCACCGGTGTTTGGTGGGTAGTCTTCGTCTTTTTTCTTGATGAAATATGTCGGTTCATCACTTCCATTTCGTAGGGTTACCAGAACTTCAAGCCGGACACACTTGGTCTTGGCCTCACCTGTCTTGGTGAACTTGCCGGTTTCTTCTTCAACCTTGTTTGAGGCAATAATGGATAGGGTAATGTCTTCCTTACGCTTGTATTCCAGACTTTCGGAAATGATGTTCTTCTGGAAAGCAAAGATATGGCGTTTGGCTTCGGCTTCCCGATACACCATGACACCACAACGCAATTCGTCACCCCTGAAGTAACTTTCAAAATGGTAGGTCTTCCTGATTCTGCCAAGAACTTCTGCAACCGTTTCATTGCCAACCCGAAATTCGCCAAACGTTGTTTTGGTGAGGGTGTTTACTGTGTACGGTGTGCCTTTCAACAGGAACTTCAGAATATCTTCCAGTGTGTCGGTTGCCTTGAAGGTGTGAATAGGACAAGGCAGTTGCTTCAGCTTCCAGAAATTATCTTCGCACTTGAATTGGATAGGTTTCTTACTGGTCACTTCAGAAATGAAACCTTCAAACAGGTGACTATCATCATTCGGATTCCATGTTCCTTCAAAGATTTCACGCCCTTTGTGAATGTACCGGTAACCGTAGTCGATTACTACCCTATCGCCTCTCATTAACAGTGGCGTATCAGTGAATCCACCGATATTTACGTTCGTTCCAAATAAAGGAACAAGGTTGTTATTTTCATCCCTGACGTAAAGGTTCTTTGGAACTGTTACCGTTCCCTGATTGGTGAAGTCACGCCAAGAATCTGTGCAGGTAAATTCATGCACAAAATCAAACCAAAGAGTCCGGTTTCTTTTCGGCTTGTCCTTGATTTGAGTTACCTGAGTGATCGTTATATCAATTATTACCCTATACATCAGATTCCGGTTATTTTTAATTCCTGTGGGGTGTCTGAAATTGCGTTCAGGCTGAATGTCTGGTAACTGTAACCACCTTCATCCTGTTCTAAACTACGATCTTCAAATACGACCGTATAAATGTCGATGTTATTCAGGAACTCACTGATTACCGGTATTGGAACAGGAGCATGAACAAGTTTCTTCAGTGCAGCAACTTCATCAGCCGGATAGTGACCGTTTGCACCGGTAATGATGCCTCTGAATGAAATCTGAGCATCACCTTCACCAATGTACTCTTTCACTGTTCCATTTCTTCCCTGAATTTCAGTCTTGACAATGTTTCTTGGAAAGGTTACACTGCATAGAATTGCTACAAACGTAATAACCGGAACAGTGATTATGTTTCCGGTTTCCAGTTCCATGTAGGTAGTTGGATTGTTCTTATCGCCAAACGTCACATCAATGAATACTGGCGTTCCTAGTTCTGATTTATACAAGGCACTGTTGGAAGGATCAAACTGATCAATCTTGCCGTTAAAAGGATTTTCCTTTTTGTTGTTCCTGATTTCAGCAAGCATCGTTGTCGCAATGATCCCTGCCGATCTTCCGGCAATCATGCCTATTTGCAGTTCAGAAACTTTCGGTATAAAAAACTGTTTTGGTGTCATAATTTCTAATTGTCAGCAACCATTAAACTGTCATGAGTAGCACCGACAAGAATAGCCGAAACCTGCTCTTTTAAACTTCCTAGACCTTCTTTGATGTTCGTGGTTGATATAGTGAATCCTGAGATTAAAGGAGCATTATAAGCAACGTGAATGTTGATTGTTTTCTGTCCTTCTGCCTTCGTCTTTGGTTCAGCAATATATCCATCTGCACCGGCCTTGCCTGTCTTTCCAACAGTCGTTTCAGGAATAAGGCTTTTTGCGCCTGTTTTAGCGAAACTTTCAACTCCCTTGGCCTTTCCCTTCTCCCATGCTTCAGAAATGTTTTTACCGGCATCTGCTGCTGCACCAATGACCTGACTAAGACCTTCCTTCATTGCGCCAAAATCGAAGGTGAAAATTCCTTTGTAGATCAAGGCAATTCCGGCAAAAATATCATAGATAGTACTTCCAAATGATTTCATCACTTCCCAAACACCCATGACCGTTTTCCTGAATCCTTCAAAGTTATTCCACGCCCAAATGACCCCTGCGACTAATGCTGCAATACCGGCAATAACAAGTCCTAACGGATTGGCTGTCATGGCTACGTTCAACAACCATTGTGCTGCTGCCCATGCCTTTGTTGCAATGGTTATGGTGAGTATCAAACCTGCACCAACCGCAAGCATATCACCAATCAATGCCATTGTTTTTTCGTGTTCCTTCATCCATTCAAAAGTGTTCTTGATTCCCTTGGCAAACATTTCCATTGCAGGCATGATTTTCTTGGCAACTTCCATTGCAAATTCACCAACTGCCAACTTAGCTGAACCCATCATCTTGTTGTAACGTGCAATCGGATCAGCATTGAACATGGATTCTGCAACACCCTTATAACCTGAACGTGCAATTGCTTCAATCATGTATTTTTGTGACTCAATCAACTTGCCACTGGCTTGTAGTGAAACGATCTTCTGTTTTTCTGCATCTGTGAACATCACACCGTATCGCATCATCTTCTGAAGACCTTCTGCCGGACTGTTCAATGCCTTACCGTACATGATTGCCGTTTCTGTCAGACCATGATTGGTTTGCTTGGCAATATCAGCAACCATTCCCATTGAAGACTGAAATATGTCCTTGGTAATAGCCGGAAATGTCAACAACTGTGAAGCCATATCCATGATCTCAACCCTTCCGGCCTGAATCTTTCCACTCAATTCCTTGGCATATTTCTGTACGTCCTGAAGACCAATTCCGGCTGTTTCATTTGTGGCTCGCAAGTTGGCTTCTACCTTGGCTGTTTCCTGTTCCAGTTCATGAAACTTTTCAACGCCTTCCTTAACAAATTCCCAACCTTTGAAAATTGCAAAACCGATGCCTAGTGCTGCACCGATTGACCCTGCCATTGCTTTTACACCGCCAAGGGTTGATTCAAGTCTTGTTGCATGAGCGTTCGCATTGTCCAGTGCCGGTGCAAGATTTCCACGAAGGTTTAAGATATATTCGACTAGGTTTGTCATTAGCTGAATTTTACTTGATGAATGGTTTCCAGATAGTATTTCGTTTGACCCCAAGCCTGACAAAATTCTTCTTCACTGAGGGTTTCCGGTAAAATATGAAGGCAGCACCTTATGAGCGCTGCCATTCGTGCGTAGGGCGCACTAGAATTTGATATTTCGTAGTCAGCTATTTTTTTTTAAAGCTGTTCTTGATTACGTCAATCATTGTCATGCAAACACCTGCCATTCCCAAACGGAAACCGTCACATGAAGGAGAAGTTGAGTATGTTCTTTCGTCACTTTCGTCCTTCAGGGTTAATGCTTCCCGAAGTTCTTCAGCAGCCATGAACATTCCTACAGAGTTAATTTTGTCCATTGCGACAACTTTTTGAATGTACGTTGGGTCTTTCAAGTAGCCAACAACACGTTCGTTGGTTTCTTCAATGATCCCAATGTAGATGTGAACTTTTGGAGTTGAATATTTCTTGGCAAGATCAATGCAGATTTCTTCAGCATCCAAATATTCCTTTTCAGTTAATTCAGCCGGTAATAATTTTGCTTTGTCCATTATCGTTCTATTTGTGCAATGATTAAAGGAATTTTTACTGTCAACTTAGTGTCACCCTCTTTGGCTGTGAAAGGGTCTTCCATAAACTCAACGGCTCTCAGTACGTCAACCGTAGCATCTGCAACTGAATTACCATAAGTTACCGGAATATCAAACCATCCAATAGAAAGTGGATCACGACTAGGTGAGGCTGCAATCACTCTTTTCCATTCATCAAGATAGATTTCAATTGAACCTTCACACTCTTTTCTACCATAACCCCTACTGACTGGCTGCGAACCTGCACCGTAGTTGTTAGTTTTAGCTTGCTTGCGGTTGTATTCAATACTCACAATCCCTGCAACCGGCACACCAAACAAGGTGAATGCAATGGTTGACCAAGAATAAGCAACTCCGTTAATTAGTGGTGTCATAGCTTTCTATTTAAAAGAGATTGGTATCTGAATATTTCTCGCAATACCGTTTTCGTTCAACTGTACATTGACAATTAACGTGTTGGTAGTCGTTACGTTCTGACTTGGATCAATGTAAACATCTTCCTTTACAACTTCACCTAAGTCCTGTTCCCTTGACATTTGGAATAGAGGTTTCAATGCCTGACTTTCCAAAAAGGCAATGGTAGTGTTTGCAAGCGTACCGTCACTGTTCTTGATCAACTTACTTTTCAGGTAAGGAATCAAGGCAGTATAGATACCCCTGATAGCTTTGTCGATTACTCGGTTGTCATTGATATAGGCATAGTCCGAACTTCCAGAACAAGCACAATGGTTGTCATTGAAGAAAGTACCTGCATAGCCTACATAGTTCTGTCCGAAGATGTGTCGTTTTGCATCAATAGCATCTAATGCAGAATCCGACAAAGCCGGATCACTGAGTAGTTGACCATTTGCAAAGGCCGGAACATCGTTTTCAGTACCATTGCTGATATTGAATTTTGCCGGTTGCCCGAAGTCTTCAGATACAGCACTCAGCGACAGCATACCTAACGCAATACCAAGTTGAGTAACAGACTTGCCGGTTGTAAGGTAAAGGAATGCACCTAAACCTGCACCGTCTTGTCCGATGATCGAACTGACTTTATTTGCACTCAGCACAGACAGATCAGCAACGGCAGTAATGTCAGTGACCAGTTTCATGTCAGCAGCATACAAAGCCGAAAGAGGCTTGTGCCTTGCATCGTTGTAGGTCTTGATGATACCGTCAATTGCAGTCAGGTCACCACTTGCATAGGCAGCCGAATCTTTGAAGATTCCTACTTGCCTGATTGAGCCGTTTGCTGCGGTTTGCAACAAAGTTATCTCAGCAAAGGTGTAAGGAGTTGGAACAGGAAAGAAACCGACCCATAATGAACTGTTTGGATTTCCTCTGAAGTATTCAGCAATGTGATAATGCCAAACTGCCTGTTTTGAAGCAACACCACCTGTAAATTGTGTCAATGTTCCGGCTATCGTTGCACCGGCAGACAAAGTGACAGCAATTGGCGTACCTGAATTGACAGCAATACCTAAGCCTTTTCTTGCCTTGATAGCAACAGAGCCTACAGTGTTGATTGCAGAATAACCATGTGTTCTAGTTTCTGCATTGATCACCGCTGCAATTCCGTCACCAAGTTTTCCAACAGTCGTGTCACCGGCAACCTTTGTATAAGTGCCAAGATCAACAACATTTCCAAGGGGTTCAGTTACCTTGATGTTAATACTATCGTTGTTTGCACCAACAGCAGTAACAAGGTAAATTCCACCGGCCTGAGTTTCGTCTGAGTAGTCAGCCTTAATTCCGGCATTTTCTGCATCCACAATCGAAAACATCTGTTTGATGTTCGCAAGTGCTGTGAATCCAGAAGGCAAAGTGCCAGTATAGAGAATCAAACCGGAAACAAAATCTTGTCCGGCTGCAACCCTTTTACTAGCACCCTGCCCTTTTATGAATGTAATATCGCCTCTCATTTAATTATTTTTTTTCACCTTTTTGGGTGATGGTTGAGATTCTTGAATTACTTCTTCTACGACTTCAGGCACATCTTCCGTTGCTACTTCTGTTGGAACTTCTTGTTCAACAACTTCTTCAGCAACTTCTTCCGGTTGAATGTCCTCAACGGTGATTTCCTCAACATTGATTTCTTCGTCCTTTTGCCCTTCGTCTTCCAGTTCGTCAACGTTTGAATCTTTGTTTTCGTCCTGATCTAAATCTTCATCCAGATCATCTTCGTCTTCAGTTGATTCAACGTCTTCACGTGTGATTTCTTCGCCACCATTTTCAGGGTGTAAATGAAACTCACCGTCTGCCGTTACCCAAATTGTGTTGATATGTGGTAAGGCTGCGAAGACTTTCTTAGGTTCAGTCATGGTTATCGACTCCCTTCAATCCAGACAGTGCCATTAAAGATAAATCGCAACCAATATTTTGTGCTTGGTGCGATTGCAAGGTTTCCTTTGTTATTGGCAAATCCAGACCCGAATGATACCGTTCGTGTAGAAGTATCTGCGGTAAAAAGGATATTCAACTTGTCGTACTTGGCTGCATTCGTTACGGTTGAAGTTACGGTTGCATCACCAGTCAAGGTTGCTACATCAATAACTGTTTCGTAATAATTCGGATTGACAGTGATGGTAGATGAATAGGTTTTAGCTACTACACCATACGTCAAGACCCTGCCGGTGTTGTCCTGATTTTTAGCAGTTCCGAATCTTGGCGTTACCGTTTGAGCCGATGCCAGAAGGCAAAAGGCCATTATGAATAGAATAGAAATAAACTTTTTCATTGTACTGTTTTTTTAAGTTTCTACTTGGTTAAATTCTTACCGTACCACAGGTGATTTAAACCGTAAAACTACCGGCTGTCAAAGTAGTGTACAAGAACACTTCTTCAGAGAAACCGTACTGAGTATCGAACTTCATCAAGCCTTTCAGGAAGAACAATTCTGAGTTGTTTTGCAATCTCATTAACTGAAGGTTGTTGTCTTCAGCACTGTTCATACCAACATACAAGTTGGAACTTACATCATCCAGACCTTCACAGAACAAAATCGTATCATCTGGCAAACCGGCCAACGGAACGATCTCATATCCTTTAAATTTGTTGATCCCTTGTTCGGTAGTATTCACACCTTTAAACGTCAGCGAAGTAGTTAAGAAGGTATGATAAATCTGTTCGGTATTGATCGAAACAAAGAATTTCAATCTGGTGTACCTGTTAGGACGACTCAAAAGAGCCTTTTTGTTTGCAGCAGTCAACGCCAACAAAGCATTGAAAGCATCAACGATGTTGTAACGAACACCGCCTGAACTGGCTTCAGCAGACAATGGAAGTGGAGAAGCAACCTTTTTAACAGCAGCATCACCGACCATCTTTTTCAGGAAACCGTCAAAGAAACAGATTTGTCCGTTACCGCCACTACCGGCTTCAGCAGTGTAGTCAACTGATCCCATCCACAGGCTAATTTCAATTTGCTCAAAGGTTCTATTAAGACCTATCTGCATCATGTAATTTTCAGCAGTAGGTGGCAACTCACGTGCAAGCAAAGTTGGACTTAACTGTTCAGCCAACCAGTGTTGTTCATAGTCACGTGGATTAAACTCAGTGTACACCATCAAATCAAGCGGTGTCAAAGTACGACCGTCAACAGTAAAAGTTCCTGATCCGGTTGGGGTTGCTGTCCTTTTCTGCAAAGGATTGTTAAAGTCGATACGTCCAATGGTATGAGATTTTTTAATACCATCCTGTACATAAACGCCACCTTTTTGTACGGTGTCCATACCAAAAGTAGCAGGTAACCAAAAATAGGAAGCGAACGTTCCTGCGTAACTGGTGTCTTGAATGTTTAACATTTTATTTGAATTTTAAGATTAATGATTCGGGTTCAATTACAGTTTACCTTCTCTGCGAAGTTTGTTCTTAACAGCAAGACCCATAGCGGTTGTTGGAAGTTCACCTTCAGGAACAACGTTCAATTCGGTTTCGATTTTCACCGCTACCTTGTTGAGTGGTAATGCTTCAATCATGTTTTTAGCCTTATCAACTCCAATGAGTTTAGCTGTAGAAGTCCATTCAAGGATAGTGCTTGCATCGTTCTTGATACGACCGGCCTTTGCAAATTCGGTAACCATGTTCTTGATTACTTCTTCCTTGGCAGCTTCTTCAACAGCCAATTTGTCCTGAGTCATAGCATCCAACTTGTTCTGTGCTTCTTCGTAGTCAGCTTTCAGCTTGTCAGCTTCAGCCTGTTTCTTTTCAAACTTGGCCTTCAGTGAGGCAATTTCTTCACTGTCTGCCTTGGCTTTGTCCTGTGCATCCAGAATAGCTTTTTCCCTTGCGGTTTCAGCATTCGTTGCACGATTTTCAATTGCATCAATGGCCTTTACAACATCATCTGCCGGTGCAGAATCATTGAGGCGCAACCGCATAGTAACCTTCGTGAAATTTTCCATTTTGTTATTAATTTTAGAGTCCTTGTTCAATATTGAGTTCAAAACTAAATTGCATTGTGAGTGAAATTCGGCCTGATTGTCAATCTTCCTTAAATACTTGGTGTTCTCTGAAGAACTTGCATCAATCTGATCACATAGTTTCATTTGCTGTGCCTCAGAAGCCGAAATGTAGGTTGTCCGGTTCATCATTTGGGTAACATCAACTTCAGACATTCCACAACGTTGTTCAATCATCTTGATCAAACTGTCTTTCATTGTCTTCAGAATATCTTGGTTGCTAGAGCCGAACGGATTGTGATACATCAGCCAACCGTAGTCAGCCATGATTCTTTTTCTACCGGCCTGAAAGATAACAGCAGCAATTGAGGCAACGCCACCAACTGCATACGTGTCAACAGGTGTCTTGCTTTTCAGGATTGCAGAATAAATGTTGTACCCATCCATCACTACGCCACCGTATGAATTGATCCAAACTTGGATTCTTTTCTTGCCAAGGTTGTCTAATTCCAGAAGTTCATGTTGGAAGATACTACCATCAATTCCCATTCCGTCACCTAAAACTAGGTTTCCTTTTTCATCAACAGAGTCAGCATCATAACCTATGTGCTTGTTAATGAGAAGGATTGGTTCGTCTGCCGTTGGGTCTATACAGTATATCATGGAATAAAAATAAGAATGAGTTTTCGATTTACAAATTATTTTGCCAATTGTGGCACACATTTATCTTTTTACTGGAAAAGACCGCCCACAAATAAATGTGAACGGTCTCCCAACTAAACTAACTAAATCAACTAAAACAAAGCATCATTTTCCATACTTCAAGATCATTTCCCTTTCGGAAACTGGCATGGAATTGAACTTTTCACGAACAGCATCAGCGACTATTCTACTTTCGCTTTGATCTGTATATTTTGCATACGATTTGGCAAGTCTGGCATAGTAGGGTGAAACATATCCTACTAAACGTCTTGGATTTTTTGATTCATTGTGTGGAGTGTCCATTATGCTTCAGCAACAATCGGTTTGTAATATTCGATCAGTAAGGATTTTCCGGTGTAAATGATTTCCTTTCTGATTTCAATCGTATCAAGAAAAAACTCTTTTTCAACAGCTTCTTCTCCGTAACTGTCAAACACCCATTTTTTCAGGATCGACCAATAGGCTGCACTAAGAATGATTGCCTTGATCGGCCTTCCATAATGACGTTCGTGAATGATACAGGCTGCACACATATCAATAGCAATATTTCCTTGCTTCTGATAATTTTCCAAATCCAATACTGGCACGTTCTTTTTCATTTTGCAAACATTATATATTCAAAAATTAAACTCTGAGTATAATTGCCTCTTTCTGCTACGAAGATACTAAAACTGCTTGAAGTTCTTTCTCTTAAAACCCAAATTGTCGTTGCATCAAGTCCGGGCGATCCAAGGCTTGTTGCAACCATCGTTCCCATCACGTAGTAGTTTCCTGTTCCAACGTCAGGGAAGGTTGCAGTGTAAAGATTACCACCTGCATCAACATTGCCTACATTGATTGATCCGGCACGAAGAACTTTGTTCAATCCATTTGCACCTGCAATTACATAGTTAGGATATGAGCCGGAAACTCCTTCACCAGTTAAATTGACAGGTTCAGGAACAACCAACCGCAAAACAACCTTGGCACTATAATTCATTGCACCCGAAACTCCATTGCCAACAGCCATTTTCCGTATGTTGTGAACATTGACAACTGAGGTGTCTGACAGGGTACATGGATCAGCGTTCACTCCGTAATGAGTAGTGACAATTGAGAAGATTGCTGTACCTGCTGCCGAAAATGAAACTGCATCTACCAAGAATACTTCTCCGTTGTAAAATACTGCACCGGCTGAAATAATGTAGTTGTTCCCTGCACCTGAGTTGACACAACCATACAGAACGTAAACTTTTGCCGGATCGTAGGTTGATCCTATCAGGCCAAGGATAAGTGCAGCAAATACTTCTGCATTGGCATCTTGTAAAAACTGCAACGTTCCTTTTTTGAGTTTGAACTGTGCCGAATCGGTTATTGGTGTAACATCTAACTTTTTCATATTAATAGGATTGAAGTGTGTACTTTATGCTTGCCGGAATATACTTGTCAACAAACCCACGAATTACCGGCTCAGGATAGGTTGCCAAAACTGCTGAAGGAACATAGATTTTGAAGTGGTTGAGATATACAAACGTCCAGTTTGAACCGATGTAAATTCCAACTGCATCAGTAGCACCAATCGGACTACTGAAAGGCTCAGTCATTCCAACAAGAAAACCGTCAACCACTGAAGGTAACGGATCACCAATGTAAATGTCACTTTGGTTATTCGGCTGTCTGAATGTCGTATGGAAGTTCTTGTTCAGAGCGTATTCCAGAATCAACCGGTTTCCATTGAAATGAATACGTTCTTTTAGATCATCATAGTAAGCACCGAAGATACTTTCATGCGCCCACTTCAAACCGTCCAACAATGCCTTCAGAATAATTGTCGTATTTGCCTTCCTTTTGTCCGGTGGCAATAGGTTTGTTGATAACTTTTCGATGTCAAGATTGTAGTTCATTATTCAGCTATAAAATTCAGTGAGTCTTCCAGTGTTTGATTCAACGTTGTTTCAGGAACAACATATCCGGCTAGCGGATGCCACAACCTGCGAATAGTCTTTTTATCCAGAATCAAATCCAATCCATTGCCAAAGGATTCTGTGTCTTCCCTACATAGAACTGTAATGAGGACAACATCATTTACACCTGCTACTGATCGGATTGCATTTTCCAAGTCGGTTATCTTCAGACTTCCATCAAAGTTGTTCACTGATACATTGTGCAGAAAGTCAACCAAGGCTGCAATTACACTGTCCTTGATTCCTGATCCATACTGTCCTTGGTAGTAAATGTCTGCCTGAATGTAA